CTGTTTTAGTAGCTGCTCCCGCACCATAGAAAGAAACCATGTTTTGAGATTTAGCTGCTTTGGCTAAATCTTCCCAAGTAAGACCTGCGTCTCTTAGAGCAGCAATTTTAGTAAACTCTAAATCATTAACTGTATCCATAGCAACCAAGTCATAAAGACGGTTTTTCTGGGGAGTAGCTAATACGTTAGAAGCCTGAGATACTGCACGATCTCCTGTAGATAGACCTATGATTTGAGCCCCGCTAGAGGAAGCATCGTTTTCAATCATAAGTTTTGTTCTATAGGCGTTAAGGGGTTTGCCTTGTTTAATATGCCTTTCAATACGAGCATATTCTAGAGCCATGCGGGACATTTTAGCCACTTCTGGGCCTTCTAATCCTCTTATCAAAGGGTGTTCTAGGAATTCTCTTAATCGGCGGTCTCTCTGAGTCTTTGACATCATGATTTCACCAAGCTCAATAATCTTTTCTTGATTACGAGCAAAGATAGCCCTACGCCCTGCTTGGGTAAGCGCCTCAGTGCCTGGACCTATCATAGCGCCTATTTGAATTTTTAACTCATCATAAGCGCCAGTATTCATAAGACGAGAAGTTCCAGAATTTAAAAAAGGCCTTACAAGCTCTCCTCCTGTAGGAGTTAGATAACCACGATGATATACACGACCACGAGAGTCAATAAATGCAGTTGTTTTAAAATTCCGACCACGTTGAGCATGATATTTGGCAGTTGCCATTAAACCATACCCTTGCTCACCCCTATTCAAAATTTCATGACGAAATTCATTAATACTGTCATAGTACTTAGAGTTACCTCTTGGGTCTCTAAACCTAGTAATATCGTCCATGAACCTAAAAAATTCGTCATCAACTCCATATTCAACGTCCATAACATGATTTAACATTTGTGCCATTTCACGATCAATCTGCTTTGCATCATAGTCAGCAAATTTATCACGAGAAATTAAAGGAAGCCCTGTGTCGTTACCTCGTGCATCAACATAAGTCTTTTTGTTAGCCTTAACATAAAGCTGATCTCTTGCAGAGGTAACACCTAGACGCCTAGATATAGTAACTTTTCTTTCTGCTTCCTGAAGCTTCAATAGAGTTTTATCAACTACCATAACTTCTCTTGAAATAGTATCTGCCCAACCACCAGATGCACGACCTGTATCTACATCTAATACACCTCTTCGGGTTTTACCTCTAAATTGTACTTTAATTAAGCCTTGATCTTTAAAAAATTCTAATATCTTAGAACCTTCTTTGTGGTGGTCTTTTAATGTATGCTTGGTAAAGGGTATAATATTCTCAAAGTCTTTAGAAAAAGATTTACCAATATTAATAGCTAAGGTATCATAGTCAGTAGACTGACCCGAGGAAATTAACTTGGCAATTTTAGTAAGGCTATCTATTGCCTTTTCATCAAAAATATTATCAGTAGGTTTTTTGCTAGCTACTAAAAACTCTCTATCAAGAATTCTACGAACCGTTTCACGATTGTTTGAGGCAATCTTTGTAAACCAAGAGTCTGTTGGTTCCCGTCCTTTATTAACCTTTTTATACAAGTCATATGCTTTTTTAATTTTAGGGTTTCTCCTAAGCAGGTCTTTTTTGAGTTTTTCTGTTGTAGGATATTTTTCAACAAATTTTCTAAAATAGACCCTTAAAGGCGCACGACCAGTAATAAATATTTTTCTAGCTAACTTTTTACCTTGTGTTCTTCTCCAGGCATCAATAAACCTTTGATCGGCTAACTGAGTCTTTTGAAGATCAGCAAAAGTGTAATACCTACCCATAATATTAACTTGAGGGGTATCTTTTGATAAGTAGCTTACAAACAATTCGGAACGTCTTCTAGAACGTGTGTCTAATAGCCTTGAGACGTTTTGTACAGCAAATCTATTTTCAGAACGAATAACAGAAGCTAAATTTTCCCAAGGTTTTTTGTCTTTAGCAAAGCGCTCTAAAACAACCCTTAAGTTTTCTACAATTACTGTTTGTTGATTTACAGAAATCTTATCATCTAAACTGTTTACCAGAGATTCAATGAATTGTTTTTCATCAGCCTTTAGTAACTTAGAGTTACGCATAAAGTCAAGGCGTTCTTGATACAAATTAAAGTCTGGGTCATAGATGTTATTATTCTTAATTTCACCTGTTAAAGGATCAGCACTAAAGTTTCTTTCGTCAAACTCATTACCAACTCTGCGCCTTGAAGCAGATTTACCAACAAGGCTAGTACCTTTGTAGTCTGTTAATGACAGCGTCTTAGAGTAATCATCAGAGTCCAACAAGAACATCTGTCGTAAATCATCTTTATGTTTAGGATTACTTACTAGACTACTTGCCCTTGCAGCATCAATTCTTACATCTTGCTCTCTAAGCTTTTGCCTAGGTTTGTAAACAGCAGTTGATTGTGCAGCTTTGTTACGTAAAGCTTGAATACTTAAAGCCTTGCCCTTGGGAGTTACAAACTCATTTGCTTTTAATTTCCCACGCCTAAACAAATTTGCAGCTTCTTCTGAACCTAGCATTTTAGACTGTATATCCATAGATTGTCTTTTAAGCCATACACCAAAACCTTCTAGCCTTGGAGCAGTACCTGGAAGTGATTCTTCTTTTTTGTTAGACAATACTTTTTTCTTCACTTTAGCAGTTTCTAAGAGGTCTTGTTTTGACTTTAAAACTGGTACTAAAGATGAACGGCAATT